TATAGTGCTATTTAATGACACTATATTTTGGTTTACCATTAAATTTAGCTATAAGCACATATTTCTTGAATCCAATTATCTAAATCTTGAGTTAGTTTATCTGGATTTATATTAAGTAAAGCTTGATCATTGATTTTTTCAATGCCTTCCGGTTTTTTCGGTTCTATAGGTTTTTCAGGTTCTATAATTTCGCTAGGTTTTTTAGGTTCTTCTACTTTAGTACATCTAAAAGATGCTCCAAATTTGGTAGTTGAACAGGTTATATATTCTTCATGCTTTTCTAATTCTTTATTATAGGGTTCCATTTTTTTATTATAGGATTCTAATTCTTTATTATACGATTCTAATTTTTTTTTATATATTATGTATTCTTTCCATAAGCTAAAATTTTTTTTATATTCTTCATATAAATTATTACAATATGTATCAAATCCATTTAAAAATTGTGATAATTTATTAAATGTGTCTTTACTGTAAATATATTTGCCATCCAATAAAAATTCTGGTTTTTTATTAGTAGCCTTATAATTAATATATAATTGCCAATATCCTTTGAATAATTTTTCTTTGTCTTCATTCTTAATGTCTTTACCAATATTAAGTTCTTTTTTTACTTCTTTATAATCTTCAGTATTTAATAAATTATAAATGTCTAATATAAAAATTTTATTTTTTTTTAAAGATTCTTCATTATTATAGATAGATATAATCGTGTTTTGAACAATTCTAACATCTTCTTGAGGAATTTTGCTAGTCGTTTTTTTTATTTGTTTTCCTCCTATTCCTCCTAATTTCATTTCTACTATACCATCCTTAATATATTGTTTAAATCTTAGAAATAGATAGTTTATAAAAAAATAACGCCAAGCCATTAATACATCAGTTGTTAAACCTTTATTGTTTATTAAATTTAATGTATCTAAATATTCTTTAATATCGATATCAAACTTTTCTTTATTATAAAATTGTGGTAACAAAATAAATAATTCTTCATAAATTCTAATTAAGCTGTTTAATGAATAAAGGGGCGCCCATATTTTAATAAGCCAGTCTTTTTTGTTTGTGTATACTTCTTCTACATTATTTTTAATAATTGTTAGTTCTTCATCAGGGAAATTAGTAAGACTTATTGGTTTTTTCATCGCACCAGGCGATTCTATATAAGCTTTATAAATATTATTATCTTTTTTATATTCTTCAAATATATCATCAACATATATTTTATAAAGTTTAATCCATTGTATTAAATTATTATAATAACCATCATTTGTTCTTGCTTTATTATATGATGGTTCTATATTATGAACTCGATAGTAAAAAAATAAAACAGATGCCCCTTGTATTTCGGGTGGCAAATTAAATGCAATCTTATTTATTAATGGATCATTAATAGCTAAAATAAAACTAGCAGTGTATGCTGATAATATTAAATTATCTTTAAAATATTTTTCTTTATTATTTTTGTCTTTTGAAAAATTTGTATCACATATCTCGTTTGAAAGATTAATTATTTTGTTTATAATGTATTTTTTTCGTTCTGTATCATATTCTACCAACAATGTCTCCATTTTTATCAAAACAACTAAGTAGTTAAACAATTGGGTTATAATATCAAATATTAATGCATATCTATATTCATAATCATTATCAGTAGTTATAGTATTTGTTTTTACTATATCGAATAAATTGTTAATTGCTGGTTTATACAACAGTTGTTTGTTCTTATTATTTTCTAAATTATTTTCCAATTCAGTAATAATATCTTTATAAATATCTTGGAATTTATCAATATGTGGTTTACCACCTAGTAAATCTTTTAATTCTAAATATTTTTTTTATATTTTAAATATTTATTTTTAAAATCCATTATATAAAATATTCTAGGAATAATTATTATAGTGTTATTTAATGACACTATATTTTGGTTTACCATTAACCTATATGGAAACAATCCGTATTCTTGGTTTAAATTACGATTCAATAATTAAGGAAATTAAAAAATCATATACAGGGAATTACTTTGAGCCATACATTGTTGAATATATAAATAGATATTTATCAAATATCCAATTACATAGCACCGATAAAGGGCAATATATTTTGGGCTATGAAATACAAGATGTATCTGTATTCAATAAAAAGTTTATGAATGTTGATGAATTTATGATTAAAATAATAAATTTAAGAACAGAATTTGCTAAAGAAATGTCAAAATTAAATGCAGACTTAAGACAAGTTACATTAGAACATTTAGAAGATGAACAAGAAGTTGTTAATAATCCAATACCTTATATTATTGGGTGGGATAAATAGTATTATTATTATTAATAAATTCTAACCATATACCTTTATCAATTTCTTCCAGTTTTTTATATGTTAATGTTCCAAAAGTTCCCTTTGTAGAAATAGTATCATGATTATCTGCTTTTATTCCATTAATTATTAATTCACATGTTAATCCAACTAATTGTTTTTTACAACTCAAAAATTTTTTGTATTCAGCTATAAATTTATCATATTCTTCTTGTAAATATTTAATAAGTTTTTTTTGTTTATTTTCATCTGTATCATTTTGAACATAATATCTATTTTTAACATATAGAAGATTAATAGAATATAGTTTTTCATATTTACAATCTCCAAATTCATTTTTTACGAATACAGATTTAACATTTTTATGTTCTATTATATACTTAACTAGATCTGCATCATTATGTGCAAATGTAAATAAATGTCTAATTTTCTGTAAGTTTTTATTTTCTTCTTTATCTAACCATTTTTCAATTAGTGGTTTAATTATTTTTTTATATGATTTATTTATTGATTCTAGATACCCATCTAAGTTATTGATAGTAGTATTAAACCTATTTTTATTTATTTCTTTACCTAATTGATATTTTTTAAATGCTTCAACATTTTGTTCAACACTACCATCTTTTTGTTTAATATAATCTTCACGTTCTTCAGCTTCATTTATTGAATATTTAGTTTCTGTTTTGTTTTTAAGTGTATTGTTATTTTTTTTTAATAAATTAAATAAGTCTATTATTAGTAACATTTTATTTTCTAAATCTTCTAAATTAATTATTTCACATTTTTCCAAACGAATCCAAAGATCTGTTACTAATAACTTATATAAATCTGTGTATTGATTTTTTGAAATAAAAATGATTCCTTTCTCTAATAAATTTTCATTTTGTGTTTTAATAGATTTAATTATTGTATCAGTATCATATGGAGTATTACCACCTATTATAACTTTTAAATCTAAATACTTTTTTTTATATTTTAAATATTTGTTTTTAAAATCCATTATTAAACTAATCTAGATAATAAAATTTTAGAAGAAATAATTAAATGAAGATAAGTAACATTATAACATATGAACTAGAAGTTAATTCAATATAAGTTTTGCCCAAATATTTGATAACCACATATCTTTATTATATAGTATACTAAGCTCAGCTGTAATAAGTCCAAGATGGTTATCAGGGAAATCATTAAGACTTTTTGGTTTTGTCCAGGTACCAGTAAAACCAAATTTACTGGTTTTATAATCTATATAAGATTTATAATTAGTATATTCTTCACTATATTGTTTATATAAGTCATCAACATATTTTTTATAATTATCCATCCATGTCATTAGCTTTTTATAATACTCAACATTTGTATCATAATTACTATATGATGGTTTACTTTGATAATAGATTTTTAATAAAGCTGAGTATCCTTTGATTTTGTCTTCAAATTCTACTTCATGTTTTCGTATAAATAAAATTTTTTTATATAAAAATAGATGAGCATAAGCAGATAAAATTAAATTTTCTTTAAAATAATTATTTAAAGATTGATCATCTCTTACCATTTCTGAAATTCTCTTAATTTCATTACAAACAATATCGATGTATTGTTTGTCTTTATCATAAAATATATATATATGATCAAATATAATCATTAACTTGTCAAATATAAATGCCATTCTGTACTCTTTATCAATTTGTTTTTCTTTAATACCTTTATATGCTCTGTTGATTGTATCAGTTAGATGTTTTGTTAATTCATCAGAATATTTTTTATATTTTATTAGTAATTCAGCAAATTCATTTTCATAATTATCGGTAATTATAAATTTATCATCATCTGTTTTTAATTCATTACCACCCAATAAATTTTTCAACTCTAAATATTTTTTTTTATATTTTAAATATTTATTTTTAAAATCCATTATATAATTTATTTAGATAAAAAATAATTTTTATCAATATATGTATCACATTCTTTATAATACCATGTCAGTTCAACCCAATTTTTAAAAGTTATATTTTCTGTAAATTCATTTTCATTCATATAGCGTACACACCCAATTGATATACCATTAATACTTTCTGGTACTTCATCCACATTTATTATTATTTCAGTAGGTGGTTGAGGTTTTATTGGTTCTTCAAATGGTTCAAATGGTTCTTTTGGTTCTATTGGTGCACTATTTATAATTTTAATAAAAGAATTATCATAAATATTTTTTTTTTTATCATATTCCTCTTTATCTTGTATATATTGATCATATTTTTGTTTTTTCTTATTATATTCTTTAACGGCTTCATTATATATAGTATATTCTCTAATTTTACTATATGCTTCTTTAACTTTACTAATATAATTTTTATATTTACTGAAGTCATTTTTATATTTTCCATATAAATTATTATCTATAAAACTTATAAAATCATTCAAATAGTTTCCTAAATGAAATAAATAATGAAAGTAGTTTTCATAATTTTTAGATAATGGTTTAATAACATTTTTTCCTTTTATATAAAACTTATATAAATATATAAGTCCTATAATGTATTCATAAGAATACCCAATATCTTTTATTTCTTTTTCATTAAAAAATTTTTTAAATACATAAATATTCATTATAAAATATGGATTGTCTTTTAAATTTTGCGGAGAATTTTTATAAATATAAACTATAATTTCTTTTATTTTATTTAAAAGTGATTTGTTTATAAATTTATGATAATATTCTAAAGATAACTCGTGCAATCTATTAATTAAATAAATTATGTTATCATATTTATAGACATCCTGATTATTTTCTTTAATTTTTTTAAATATTTCAATTATATCTGGTTTAATTTTTTCAAAATTTTCAATTAATTCAGTTTCTGGATTAGTATCAGGATCAAAATTTTGTTTTGTACTTAGTTGATTTAATAAACTTAAATCTATTATTTTTAATTCATTACCACCTAATAAAATTTTCAAATCTAAATACTTTTTTTTATATTTTAAATATTTGTCTTTAAAATCCATATATATGTATTATTTAGAAAAAAAATTTAATCACAATAAAATTATTATATTCTAAACTTATCTACAATAAAATTGTCTAATTTCAATAGAATTAACAAACCCATCAACTAGAATTTGTCTGCTCGAGCGATTAATCTTTATAGAGGAATCAAAGATTTCTCCATAAAAAATTGAGTAAATTAAATAATAAAACTAATTTTCGAAAATTAATGGGAACCCGTGGACATTTTGGCTTTAGATATAAAAAAAAGTACTATATGATATATAATCACTATGATTCATATTTTACTGGTCTAGGAAAAGATCTATTAGAAGAAATTAAAGCAATGATTAATAACAATGAATTCGATGAATGGTTAGAACTATTCTTACAACTTAAATTTGTAACTGAAGATGATACACCATCAGATGAAGATATTGAAAAATGTATTGAATTTTATGATGATTCTGTTGGATCATGTACACCTACTAATTATTATGGTTTATTGAGAAAATGTCAAGGATCATTTGAAAGAGTACTTAAATCTGGTTATGCATTAATTGATCCTCATTCTGATCATAAAAACAGTTTATGGATTGAATATGTATATGTACTAGATTTTGATAATAGAAAATTTGATGTTATTCATAATGATATCACAAGACAATATTATTTTGATCCAAAACCAATTACTGAAATTACTGAAATTGATGAGGAATACTTTGAATAATAAAAATTGATAAATTTTACGGTTAATATGATATATATTATTTTATGGCTGAAGTAACTGAATTAAACAAATCATTACAAGTAGTTTGTAATCTATCACATGATTTAAGAAACGATTTTGCAAGTTTAAATAAATTATGTATAACAATTAGAAAAAATAATGACAAAAAGATTTTTACTGATTTTGACGATTTATTCCTACAAGTAAAACAAGTAGTATTATTAATTAGAGATTATATTATAATAGTGAAAAATGAAGTTATTATATTAAAAGATAAATTAAATAATGTATTAGCTGGTAAAAATTATTTAAAAGATAAAATATCATCTAGTTTCTCTGGTTTAATCGGAGAAATTAAATTATTTATTGATATTATTGAAGAAAAACTATTTCGAAAAAATAATATTTGCATTTTTTCAAGTGGTTATGATCTGTGGACAAATAAAGATTTTTCACATAATGACTGTGCGTTTTGTTCAAACTGTTTAAACATAAAATATCAATTGCCTGTTTTAAATCCAATTGATATTTTAATCGAAGCTATATATGTTGTTTCACATCAATTAGCCATTGCTTCGGAAACATTATTTTGTATTACAAAGGCAGCTTGTCTTAGATTTATAATGATGCATAATGATTATGATAATTATTTGCAGGATTTCGATATTCTAATTAGTGATAAAGAATTATTGGTAACCAAATTCTATGACTGTCAAGATTTATCAAAAAATAGAAAACTAACTAGAAAAGAATTTGACGAAGAAATGGGTCTATTAGCCTTACATTTTTAATTTATAGCCATTGTCTGTTAAGAGCGAATAGATCTTTATAGAAGAATCCTTGATTTTTCTATAAAAATTGAAAAATATAAAATAACTAAATAATTTTCTGTATTAATGATGGAACTGTGTAGAGACTCAAATGATTTTTACTTAAATATTATAAAATTGTCAGAACTAACTACTAAACTAGTAAATATTTCTGATAAATTATATAACACGTGTTTTGAAATATATAAAGACTACTATGATGATAATCTAACAAACATCAATGTGTTATTCTTAACTATAAAAGTATCATCTAGTCTTTATAAAGAACTTATGAAACATGTTAGTAATGAGATTATTAATATGAAGGAAAAACTAGACATTATAATGAAAGGAAATAATCAAATTAAAAATAAAATATCATCAAGTTTTTCAAGCTTGGTTGTAGATATTATAAATGTTAAAGATCTAATTGAAAATAAGTTTACACGTGAAGATGTAATATCTATTTTTTCTAAATGTCATGAAATTTGGCAAACACCTGAAGTTATTGAACATTTTAAAAAATGTTATAATTTAGATCCAGTTGGAACTATTATTGATGCATCGCATATCATGTCACAAAAAATAAAACTAATCACAGATGGAGCCTTCTACATGTCAAAAGCAATCAGACTTAAGTTTGAATTAATCTGTCAAGCATCAACAGATATTGAAGAATTAAATGAATTAATTGGTAAAATAGAAGATACTATGTATAAATATTTTGAATCAGATGAACTATTAAAAATGAAATCAATTACAAGAAATGAATATGATAATGAAATGGCATTACTTGGATTTAAAATTTAAATTTTATTTATAGTATAAGCTTTTTTAGTAATTAGCATTGAAACAATATTATCCCAGCTAATTTTATATTCATATGGATTTACCATTATATTATCAGTAATTTCACACACTGATAAATCTTCTAAATTATTAATATAGCAATGTTTATTTATTCTATTTATAGTGCAAAATAATGGAGATCCTTGTAAAAGTAATTTATTATAAGTTTCTTCTGGAAAAGAAATATAAATACATTCTTCTTTACCCCAATGTTTTGCTCCTTTATTTATAAATTCAGATGTAATATTTTGAATAGTTCCTTCAAATATTAGTTTATCTGAATTTCTTACAACTAAAACTCTATTACCTATTGAAAAATCTGTCATATAATATATTAATATTAACAATTAATAAAATTATCAATATTTTTTGAATTAATAGCCAATATCTATTATAAAATAAATTCTAAACCCATCTACTAGAATATTATTTTTTTTGCTTTAATAAATCTGGATCAGTTCCTTTATAAAATTGTATCGCCAACTGATTTTGTTCAATTGCTACTTCAGTAATTACATCATATGCATTTTGTTTTATAGATTCATCATCAGGCTTTAAATTCACTGGAACAAATTCTAAAGCTAACCCATTATTCATAACTGCAAGTCCTGCTACCTTCATAGTTATAGATTCTTTTGGAACAAATTTTAAAGCTAACCCATTTTGTTTAACAGCATTTTCTGCTACCTTCATAGTTATAGATTCTTTTGGAACAAATTTTAAAGCTAACCCATTTTGTTTAACAGCATTTTCTGCTACCTTCATAGTTATAGATTCTTTTGGAACAAATTTTAAAGCTAACCCATTTTGTTCAACAGCATTTTCTGCTACCTTCATAGTTATAGATTCTTTTGGAAGAAATTTTAAAGCTAACCCATTTTGTTTAACAGCATTTTCTGCTACAAGCTTAGTTATAAATTCTTTTGGAACAAATTCTAAAGCTAATCCATTTTCTATAACAGCAACAAGTGCTAAATATTCAACCCATTTTTTATCTTTTATTATTGTAAGGTCAATATTTTTAAATATCATTCCATTAATTTTAAGTATTTTTTCAGCGTCATCAAATGATCCATCATTTGCTTCTACGTTTATTACTATTTTATTATCATCATTTACATTTATTACTATTTCTTCTCCACCAGCACTTTGACTTTTTAATTCTAAATATTTTTTTTTATATTTTAAATATTTATTTTTAAAATCCATTATATAATTTACTTAGATTTTTTTTCATACAATTCAATTAGTTGATCTGTTGCTTTAGACCATGAATGTTTTTCAGCATATTCTTTACATTTTAATTGTAAATCATTATTTTCGATATAATTAATGATATCTTGTAAAGAATTATTTTTGGATAAGCATAATTCACCAAAATCTTGTTCATATAGTGAATTGAATACTTCACAATCTGGGTAAATAATTGGTGTTCCACATGATAGGCTTTCTAATAAAGTTAACCCAAATGTTTCACTTTCACTAAGTGTAATATGAGCTTTAGCCATTTGATAATAATAAGGTAATTCAGAATTATCTTTTTTACCTAAGAATTCAATATTTGGATTATCTTTTGCTATTTCTTTTAATTTCTTTTCGGATGGACCAAAACCAATTATCCATAATTTATAATTTTGTATTGATTCAAATTCTTTAATCAATTTATCGATATTTTTTTCTGGAGCCAATCTTCCTACATATAATAATATATTTTCTCTTTTTTGATCACTAAATTTAAATAATTCATTATCTATTCCAGTAGGAATATCAGTTGTTTTATAATCATAAAGAATCTGTAAATCTTCTAATTTAGATGGAGCCATAACTAATTTTGATAAATAAAATTGTGGAGCGTAAATTAAATATTTTACTAAATAATATGTAAAATAAATATTATATGCTTTACCATAATAATTCATATTGACATGATTACTAGTTACTACATTCAATGGTAAAACCAATGATAATAATAAAATTAATAGACCAGATACAGAAGGTGGATAAACACAATGGATAACATCATACTTATTATATATGATATCATATAGTAGTTGAAAAGTAGGTAAACATATACGATTATCTTTATTACCTGGATTTACAAATGTAAATAAATGTTTGTCAGACGACGGACTGTTATTTGGTCCATATACAGTGACATCATGATTTTTTTCTTTAAAGTTTTTTAGATAATGTTCAAATCTAATTGCAATACCGTGAGTTTGTGGTTTTAGAAAGTCAGTAACTAATAATATTTTCATTTATAAGATATATATATTATTGTTTAAATAATTTCTTTTATACCATTTAAAAAGTCGGCGATATCAAAATTATGTTGTGCATCTTTTTCATAAACTTTTAATGCATTATCAATAGGCGTATGTCCGTCATTATCTGCTCTATAAATGTCAACACGTGGTATTGTTACAAGATATTTAACAATTTCAATATATCCATTATAACAAGCTGTATTAAATGGTGTCAAACCAGTGTCATCAGGAAAGTTAACATCAATTTCAGGAACTTCTGTTACTAATATTTTAACAATTTCAAGTTTACACATATGACAAGCTAAATTCAAAGCAGTATTATTTTCATCATCTAGTTGTGTAAAATTAATTCTATCACCTAATGATATTAAAAATCTAACAATTTCAATATTTCCATTGTAACATGCAACATGAAATGGATTATTTAATGCTGTATCAACTTGATTAAGATCAATTCCAGGAACAGTCGCTAGAAATTTAACAACTTCAAGATTATTTTCAGAACATGCATTGTAAAAAGGTGAACATCCAGAATAATCTTCTTTATTTAGATCGATCCCACGTACTGTAACTAAAAACTGAACAGATTCAAGATGTCCATGAATACATGCTAGATTAAATGCAGTGTATCCTTCTTCAACCAGATCATTATCGTTCATATCAAATCTATCATTTAGTGTTACTAGAAATTTAATAACATCAATACAATTTTCTAAAGAGGTTAGATAAAAATCTCGACTAGAAATTTTAATTCCATTAAGAGTTGATAAAAATTGTACAATCTCAAGATGGTTATTTATACATGCCATTGTGAATGCGGTTCTTTCTTCATCATCAGGTATATTAAGATCAATATTTTGTAATCCTGCAAGTAATTTGACAATAGCAAGGTGACCATTTTCACATGCACTACTTAATGGCGTAACTTCACCTTGAGTCCACAAATTAATATCAATATCGGGTATAATTAATAGAAATTTGACAACTTCAATATGACCTTGACCAGCCGCCAAAAACAATGGTGTAAACCCATTTGGATTAGATTCATTAATATCAAAATCTTGAGTAGTAACTAGAAACTTTACAATTTCAAGATATCCTTTTTCGCAAGCAATTAATATAGGGCTGTTACCATTTGCATCTCTTAATGGACAACCATTAGCCAATGCATATTGTAAACAATCTAAGCTATTATATTCAGCAGCGGTATAACAAATTTTGTAATCAATTGGACAATTATTTTCAATAGCTACTTTCAGTAAATTTAAGCTACCAATTTCACAAGCATCTCTACATAAATGTTCACTTTTAACAATCAATTCAATTTCTTTCAAATAATAAGATGCAGATATATCCTGGCCAATATTTAGTAAATATAATTGTGTGACAGTATCTCTGTATCTAAATGCGTATTGTAGTATTTCAATAGGAATACTAATTTCCCAAAATCGTAAACTTCTTAACATTTTGTAAAATTTATTTCCATCCCAATCAGTAGTATTAAAGCTAGTTATATCAGATAATTCAAAGTAAAATTCTTTATCCATTTGTATTTCTGTAACACCATTTTCAATTTCGGTACTATAGAAATATTGAAAAGGTTGTGAATCACGAATTTGATCAAATACCTGATCCATATTTATGTTTATTCTCTTACTGGAAGCCATACTTTATATTAAAATATAATAGCTAATTTTTTTTCAATTTTTAATAGTTGTGATTATAAAGTAAAAACTAGTTTTCAAGAATATATGTTTGACAATCACCTTTTGCTACTTTTAAACATTCTTCTTTATTCATTGGACAGCCACATTCAATTGCATATTTTAAACAATTAAGATGACCATATTGTGCTGCATATTTAGTAATACTTTCAGTCTTCCATTCATCAGAAATATGCTCAACAATATATTTGAAACATTCAATACGTCCATTCATTACTACAATCAAAACTGTTGAATGGTCGATTGGACAACCATTTTGATGAGCATACATCAAACAATCTTCGTGTCCATTTCTTGCTGCTTCTTCACATGTATGTTTTGTCCAAGGACAACCATTTTCAAATAGTAATGTAAGAATATTTAGATGACCACCTCTTGCTGCATGACTACATGTAGTACTATCCCAATAGTAACCATTTTCATTTAAATATAATAGACATTCTTTTTGACCATGTGCTGCTGCATGATAGGTTGGGTATGAATCACGATAAGAATAATTTTCACTTAAATATTCAAGAATATGTTTATGACCATTCGCTGCAGCAACACAAACTGTATCTCCACACCAAAGAGCACCATTAGTTAGCTCATTCTCATCAAGGATTTGTCTAGCAAATTTAATGCCAAATTTAATGTTATGAAGATAAATGAGAACATCTATATAACCTTTACTCGCAACAGTATTATATATTTCTTCGTAATTTTCGAAATCATCATAATAATAGTCAATATCAAAATATTCATTTGAATTTTGTATTTTAATATTCTTACTCTCCATTAAGTATTCAATACATGGAAGATCTCCATGTTTAATCGCGCAATAAAATGTATCATCTATACCATATTTAATTACTGAATAACCATTTTCAATTGCCGCTTTAAGTAAATTTAAGCTACCAATTTTAACTGCACTATTACACATATTTTCCTTTTTAATTACGGATTGTGCAATAGCATTAATTTCAGAAAAATATTGGAGTATATTTTCATCTAAATTTACTATATTTTCTCTATTTTTAACAAAAAAGTTTATAACTTCATATGGCAAAGGATTAATATTCATATGTTTTAATTTATTTAAAATTTCTTCAAAATATTTTTTTAAAAAATCTTTTTCTAATAATTCTTCATAATCTAAAATTGAATTTATTTCTGAATGATTAGCTGTATTTTCCATTAATTTAATTCTATTTTATTTTATAATTATAATTCAATTTTTATAGAAGAATTTTTGATTCTTCTATAAAAATCTAGTAGATGGGTTTAGAATTTACTTTGTAAATTTTTATCAATGGCTATTAATTCAAAAAAAATATTGATTTTTATTAATTATAATATCCAACTACCAATTATAATGAAAACAGAGCTTGAACATATTAATAATTCAAAGGTTTGGTCTATCGAATTAAATAATGATAGTATTATTATTCAATTTGGTAAAAAAGGTTATAAATTACAAACTAAAAAAATAACTTTTAGTAGTGTAGATGTAGCTAAAGATGAATATCACAAACGGATTAATGAAAAAAATAGAAATGGATATAAAGAAAATTTTAATAGTCAACCTATTGAAATGATTAATCCAATTTTAAAAAGTTTAGTTGAATTAGCACATGAATACTGCGATTGGTATGATGAAGAATCTATTTATGTAGATTTTTCAAGTATTGAAGAAAAAGTAATCAAACTCCAAAATGAAAACCCATTACATTTTTTGAAAAGTGGTATTATTGAAAAAACAATTACTATAACTTTAAAAAATACCTTACTTAAATTAATTAATAATTTTGCAGAGAAAAGACCAATCGATTATCATCCTAATACAGATAAAAAAGTAAGAGATATTGTACACCCATCAATTTATCCATTAATATTAGATACAAAGTTATCAAATAAAACGATTGATTTTTGGAAAAGACCATATGAAGATTCTAAGTTTCAGTGGTTACCTAGTGAATTTAAAATTGATTCAAATGGTAAATGTACAATTGAATCATATATCAATAATCTTCCAGTAACTGAAACTGAATTATATAAAACAATTGCAAATGCATTTGAATTTGTATTACCTTATTTTGAAAATATTTGGTCATATACAAATGTACTTGAACTATATGATGGTGACCATAATAATTATTCTGATAAAACATATAAACATATAAGTTTAAGAAATAAAAATCTTCAAGTAATTACCAAGATTGTTAGAGTTAAATTAAAAGCACAAGAAGTATTAGAAGGTGCATGGCATGTAGAAGGTATGTCACATGAAAATATTGTTGCTGCAGCGTCTATAACTCTCGACCAAGGTGCTAATTTTGATGCTGAATTAGCATTCAAAAGAATCTATACTTCAGATGAAGCTGAACATCTACTTTATAATGTTCCTCAAAATCCAAGTAGTGAAATAGATAAATTTTTAAATAGCTTTCATGTACCTCTTGGAAAAGTAAAAATTAATAATGGCTCTGTAATTTTATTTCCAAATTCTCATATTCATCGTGTAGATATGAAAAATAATGGAACTAAAGAACAATCTAGAACAATTTTAGTTTTTTGGTTAGTAAATCCTGATTTTAAAATAAAATCTACAAAAGATATTATTCAACAAAATTATGATATTAATAAAGCTTATGAAAATAGATTAGAGTTAATGAAAGAACGAACTTTTTATAAACAAACATTTAATCAACGGGATTTAAATTTATGTGAACATTAATTATTTTTTTTTAATCATTTTGACTACTTCTGTCATAGCATCTGAAACATCTTTAATAATATTCAAACTACATTTTTTATTTTTTAATTGAATAAATAATATACCGATATAAATTAATTGTATCCAAAAATATCTTTCATAAATTGGACTTACTTTATAACAAATTACTGGTTTGATTAATCTGTAAACAAATCCTTCTTTAAATTTTTCACCTAAAAAGAATCTTTCCATGTTGATTAATCCACATTTACCATACTTTGTTACATATTGACCCATAATAAAGACTAATAATACAAAAGAAAATTTTTTAATGTCACAATCATCAATAAATATACTTAATGAAAAAAAGTAAAAGAGTGCAACATGTATTAATAAGATAATATCATTTGATATCATATTATAAATATGTATAAAAAAATTAAACTTAATTATTTATTTGTGTGTATTTAATTTAGCTAATGTAGAGAATACATTAGTTTCAACCCAAGGGGATACTAATAAAGCAGTGTATACAAAAACAACAACAAGTACGGATGATACGATGATTACTTGGTTATTGCATTCGTAGTTTTTCTTTACTTCAGTAGCAAAGGGAAGGTGTGAATTTTTAAGTAAAGCAGGTAAAAGTAATGATAAAATAATATTTATCATGGCAGCAACAATAGCAATTACTAATTTTGAATCCATTATATATATAATATTAGGAAAAATTTTTTTTATACTATTTTATTTCAATATCAAGAATTATAGGACAATGATCTGAGCCATAAATTTCTGTTAAAATATCACTTTTTATAAGTTTTTTTTTTAATTTTTTATCGATTAAAAAATAATCAATTCTCCATCCTGTATTTCTTTCACGTGATTTAAAGCGATACGACCAATATGAATATTTAAGTCCTTCCGGATTTTGATAACGATATGTATCTATAAATTGTGTATCGTTTAAAAATTTTGTAAATGATTCTCTTTCTTCTAATGTATATCCAGCTGTTCTTAGATTTGTTTTAGGATTTTTAAGATCTATTTCGGTATGTGCAACATTAAGATCACCACATACTATAACCTTTTTAGTAGATTGTAATTTCAAAATATATTTTTTAAAAGCAGGATCCCATTCTTTAGTACGATAATCTAATCTTGCTAATGCTTCACCAGAATTTGGTGTATATACATGAACCAAATAGAATTTTTTGAATTCACATGTAATTACACGTCCTTCGTTATCATATTCATTACCATTCACTAATAATCCATTAACAACATTAATTGGTTTTACTTTTGTAAATATTGCTGTACCAGAATAACCACCTCTAGTTTTACATGCACTCCAGTGTGCAAAATATTTTGAATTTAATTTTTTAACAAACGCTTCTTCAACATCATCATAAGGACATGAAATTTTAGTTTCACCTAAACAAAATATATCAGGTGATTCGTGATTTATTAAATTATCTAAATTGTCTCTTTTAATCATTGCTCGTATACCATTTACATTCCATGCAATTATTTTCATTATTATAAGTATAATTATATTTATTTATAATGTTTTTTTCAATCTTTATAAATATTTACTCATAACAAAAACCTTCTGATTACTTGGACTTTGAAAATATGTATCTTCCATGAATCCATTTTTTAAAAATAATATATGGGATATTTCATTTTCTGCTTGAGTATGTAAATAATCAATATTTAATGATTTCATTTTATCTAATGTATATCTTAATAGATTAAATCCAACTTTTTTATTTCGATGGTTTTTATCTACGCAAAAATTATAAATAAAGCATCCGTGTGAATTGTTAATACTATAATATTCTGTGGATATATTATTTATATTTAATTTATTTAATAAAAATTTATTATCAAATAAACAGATACAACCAATTATTTCATTATTTAACATAGATAATATTATTATTGTAGATGGATCAAAATCGAAACTATTATTATCATTACTAAAGTTATTTTTTAAAAAATTAATAATTTTTTTTTTTTGTTTAGATGTTAGTTTAGAATAAATTGTTGTTATATATATAACATCTAAAGTATCATTTTGAGCTAAGGTTCCCATTATTAATAATAATTAAAAATAATTATTAATATTAACGCACTAATATTACAAATAGTATTTAGAAAAATAATTTAATTATAATCTTAATGAATGTTTATGTTCTTAATATAAAAAACAATATATCTGGTATTTTTGAAAACTTAGATTTAAGTTTAGACTATGTGTATAGTTTACTTAATGCTAGATTACTTAATAAAGAAGATAAAGTATATGTTCAAAAATATAAAATAAATACTTGTATAATACTTGAAGAATTAGAAATTGATTTAACATTTATAATTAATAAAAAATCAAAAATTAATTATTCAAATAATAAAGAAAAACAAGTATATGAAGAAGTATATGAAGATTCAAGTTCAACAGTTACATCTAACAATGAAGATTCAAGTGTTAAAGAAAGTTCAGACGAAGAAAGCTCAGAGATTAGATCATCTGAAGAAGAACGTATAAAAAAAAATAATAAAGAGTATTTAATAAAACATAATAATTTAGGTCAACAAAAAATAGCAGTTACACATGATATGAATTTATTAAAGTTTAAACAACAACAATATGAAAACGAAGAAAATATTTATAATAGTGATATAATTTTGTATGAAAAATTTAAAGTATTAAAATTAACTGATCCGAAATTTGTAATTCCATTTATGTTTGAAGAAAAATATAAAGTATTTGAAGATTTAGATTCAAAAAATAAATTATCATTTGAACATTTTAAAAATAATTATCGTGCTGAAAGAATTAAAACACAGTATGACCATATGTTTGATTTAAAATCTGAAAGTAGTAATGATGCTAATGAAACAGAAGAGTTTGTAAATGTAAATACAAATGATTTATTTATAGCAACCAATCAGAATATAGTTGAAAGAGTGCCATCTAATAATACAGTTTCCGTTACAGTAACAGATTCATCAACATCATAAATAATATTAATTAAATATTTAATTAATTATTTCTCTAATTAATTAAATGTATAGAAATGAAGATATTGAAAAAATAAAAGTAAATATAGATAACATTGCAGAGGAAGCAATGATTATTTATAAAACTAATTATGAACCAACATTGAAAGAAAATAAAGAAGTATATGCAGAAATTTTAAATTTCATAAAAAAAAAGAATAGAATAATTTATGGTGGTTATGCTCAAAATCAGTTAATACTAATGAAAAATGAAAATGATGGATTTTATAAAGATACGGATACACCAGATGTTGAGTTCTATTCATTTGAACCATTAGTTGATTTAATTGAATTATGTGATTATTTAAAAAGTAAAAAATTTAAATATGTTCAAGGTACTGAAGGTATGCATGAAGGAACATATAAAATTTTTGTAAATTTTGTAAATTATTGTGATATATCATATTTAGCAAAAAATATTTATGATAACTGCCCTATTATAAAATCAAAAGATAATATTAGATATATACATCCCTATTTTATGGCTATAGATATATTTAGAGTTTTTGTTGATCCTATGACATCATATTGGCGATTAGATAAATCATTCAAACGATATTTAAAATTATCAAGATATTATCCAATTGAATATTCAAAAAACAAAGATATATTTTTTAAAAACTTAGCACCAGAAAATATTTTAAAAGTAATAAGACATAAAATAATACATAATTCTAAATATATAGTTGTAGGAGCTTATGCTTTTAATTATTATGTTAAAAAAGTAAGTAGTAATTTATTAAAAATTAATTTTTATGAATTAATAACGGATGATCTAGATAATGATGCAAAAAAAATATATTCTATTTTAAAAAATAAATTTGGCGATAAGATAAGAGTAAATGAATATAATCCATTTTCAGATTTTTTTGATAGAAGAATAGAATTTTTATATGATGATGTTATAATATTAAGAGTATATAATAACAATGATAGGTGTATAGTTTATAATACATCAACAAGAAAGAAAACAAATTTTGGTACAACACAATTAGTATTTTTATATTTAATAACTAATTATAATTACTATTTAATTAACAGAAATCAAGAAGAATCAACTAATTATTTAAATATGTTTTTAAAATTAAATGAAGCCAAAGATAAATATTTATTTAAACATAATATTACAGTATTAGATACATCTCCATTTAGAGAATTTACTTTTAAGTGTAGTGGTAAACCAGTTTCATTAGAAAGAGAATCATTATTAAAGATATTAGAGAAAAAGAAGAAAAATTTATTATTAAAATTTAGGTATGATCCAACAGGAAAGCCCGGTAAAGTACCAGAATTTAATTTTAGTAATACTTCTGGAAATAAAATAATAAATGAAAAATATTTACTTATAAAATAATAAAAAAATAATATAAAAAAATTTAATTTATAAAAATTTAATTAAAATATCATCTTAATATATAGATAACATGTCTAGTGAATTATTCGCTGAATCAGAATTAAACAAAATAGCTGGTATTGTTGCTCCTATTGAACAAGTTCAAGAAGGTGGTGCCAAAAGACGTAAAAAATCCTCTAAAAAAGCTTCTAAAAAAGGATCTAAAAAAATGACAGGTGGTGCTAAAAAACGTGGATCCAAAAAAGCTTCCAAAAAATCATCTAAAAAAGCTTCCAAAAAAGCTTCCAAAAAAGCTTCCAAGAAAATGACTGGTGGTGCCAAAAAACGTGGATCCAAAAAAGCCTCTAAAAAATCATCCAAAAAAGGTTCCAAGAAAATGACTGGTGGTGCCAAAAAACGTGGATCCAAGAAAGCCTCTAAAAAATCATCCAAAAAAGGTTCCAAGAAAATGACTGGTGGCGCCAAAAAACGTGGATCTAAAAAAGCCTCCAAAAAAGCTTCTAAAAAAGCTTCCAAGAAAGCCTCCAAAAAAGCTTCCAAGAAAGCCTCCAAAAAAGCTTCCAAGAAAATGACCGGTGGTGCTAAAAAACGCGGATCCAAAAAAGCTTCTAAAAAAT